CCCATACTAACTACCATAAATTGTATGTAATGCACCATAAATTTTACTGCAATTGCTTAGTATTAAGATACTAAGAAATTGCAATAAAATTCACAATGCATTACATTCAATTTATGGTGGTTTATATGGTTTACTACTTAACACTAATGCTGTGTGTACGTGTATTTGTCTTTCTTTCATCATATTAAGTAATGATGATAAATTTTTTCTAACTTCAAATTCATTGCTCATGTCATATAATGCATTTGCAGATATTGCACTTGATATGTTATACCATTTTGGTATTTCTACATTATTATTAATTGACTTAGCAATGTCGATTGAATTCTCTATTGGTCCTAACATAAAACAATATGATAATGTCCTTGATTGTATTTTTTCTTCTCTCTCATCAGATATAAAACTGTAATTGCAAACAGAATATCTATGACGCATTCTTTTAAAATGCGGACACATTTCATTTTTGTTATCTATTGTGTGTAAAATCATAGATAAAAATCCACCGACTCTATGTCTTTGACTAATTTTTGTTTCCATGTTGTACAATTTTTTAGTTATTGTACCATGTGCAGTGACATTAAGTAATTCGTTTGAACCAAAAACAATATCATCACCAAGAAAAAGTATATAAATTATCTTTTCATGATTTTTCTTCACGAATTGGTTATGAATAATGAGATTAGTGACAGCATTACCCAATGCTGTTGTAACTTGTCCTGTTAGTCTCATAGCATCTCCAAAACCAGATATACCATTTCCTTTCCATTTCCAATTTTTATGACATGACATATACATGTCCGATATATCTGTTGATAGTCCTAAATCTTCGTAAATTAGTTTTTCTACTGCATTAATATCACTAGTTGTACTTGCATCTTGTTTAGTTATGTCATCTTCGATGATATATTCCGCCGCAGGAAAAGTTTGTATGAAACTGTTGATTTGTTCTGCTGTCATACCATCTACATATTTGAATTTACGACCTAATACTTCCATAAATCTCTTTTTGATTTCTTTGTATATTGGTGAAAACAAAGCTGATATCAAATATTTCTGTGCAACAATTGATCTTGTGACCACTTCGTCAAACCATCTGGCGTGTTTATTCATTTTTGTAGTTTGTTCCACTTTACCATGAACCATTACTTGTGATAAATTGTATTTTTCAAATCCAACATCTAACAGTTGAATTAATTCTTTTTCCACCTTATCAGGGAAATTATGTTCCTTTACCCAATCCATGGTTTTATTTTTGTCAAATGTTACGGGATTTGCATGATATGATTTAAGTTTTTCATTATGGTCACTACTGTAATAATTACGTTTAAATAACAAATATTCATGTTTAGTGTCCATTTTCTTTTTCCTATGATCAACTGAAGCTCCATATCTTGATGAAAATGAATTAAATTCTTCACCATATTTTACTACCATACTAGGTCTTGCATAAATTGGATACTTTTCCATTGCTATTTTAACATTTGATTGTAAACTCACTGGTTCCAAAGTAGATTTAACACTAAATTTTGGATTTGTTGGCATTATTATTGTAGTAGTTGTTTGTTCAGAAAAAGTGTCCCAATAATCTATGGTTTTTGCATCTGGGACATCATCTAACTTCATTACTTGTATATATTCAGTTTTATTTAATGGATCATACATCTCTATAACAATC